GCCGTCGCGAAACCGCTGTCCGGGGCGTGGGCGCCCCTCTGCGCCCACCGGGGCTGCCCGCAGGGTGATGCGAAAGGTCGTATCCCCGATCACCCCTGCGGCGCCCCGCGCCTCGCGCCCCGAGCGCAGCGCCACGTCGGCCCAAACCGTCCCCAGCGCCGCCCAGGTGGTGACGAAACCGCCCGCGCCATCCGCGGCGACCTGCGGCGTTTCCAGCACCAGCGCCCGGTTCATCCGCAGCCGCTTCATTGGCCCAGCCCCACGCGCAGCCGGCGATACCGCGCGATCAGCGAGGTCACGCCAAACGGCATGCACCCCTCGGCCAACGCGGTTTCATCGCGGTATTCGTAGTAATGCGCCGCCAGCAGCAGAACCGCCTGCGCAAGATCAGCAGGCAGATCGCCCCAGGCACCAAATCCGGCGCTGAACCGCACTTCGACCGCGCCGCCCTCGGGCAATCCCGGCAAGGTTCCGCCCGCAGGCATCAGCCGTGGCACCATTGCGTCCCGCTCCAACCGATAGGCGCCAGGGTCCAGCGTCGTCGCATTGCCGTCGCTGTCCAGGACATCCACCGCCGTCACAGCGCTGACCGGCGCGATCGGCAACTGCTGGCCGGACGCAGACGACCAGCGGTTCAGGGCAAGCACGAACCCGCGCTCGATCAACGCCTTGTCGGTGCGCCCTTCGATGGCCGCCAGAGCCGCCCTCAAAAAGGATGCCAGCACCCCATCCTGCACCGCATCTTCGGCAAATCCGGTCCCCAGCCGCAGGTGGCGTTTCAGCGCCTCGACGGGCAAGGCCGCCTCGGGCACCTGGGTTTCTTCGATCAACATCATCGCAATTCTCCGCAAACCGTCCCCGCGCCATCCCGGCGCGTTGGAACCTTGCCGCTTGGCATGTCAGGCGGGTGCGCACCGCTCACGTTGCTCTGACGGAGGGGAGCAGCTGGACAACGCAAGCTCCATTCCGGCACGCACCCTCATGCGGACCCGTCACAGGCCCGCATGATCGCTGGATCAGGAAAGACCGAAGCGCAGCAGCTTGATCGCGGCAAAGTCGCTGACGTCGCCGCCCACGCGCTTGGTCGCATAGAACAGGACGTGCGGCTTGGCGCTGAACGGGTCGCGCAGCACGCGCAGGTCAGGACGTTCGGCGATGGTATAGCCCGCGCGGAAATCCCCGAACGCAATGGCATAGGCATCGCTGGCGATATCCGGCATGTCCTCGGAGATCAGCACCGGATAGCCCAGCAGACGCGCAGGTTCTGCGGCGGCCAGACCATCCGACCACAGGTGGCGGCCATCGGCATCCTTCAGCTTGCGCACCGTGCCTGCGGTCTTGGAATTCATCACGAATGTGCCGTTGGCGCGGTACTGCGCCCCAAGCGCATAAACCAGGTCGATGATGCTGTCCCCGGCGGTGTCAAACCCACCGTCGACGCCCGTCGCGATATAGCCCAGGTTGCCCCAGGTCCAGCCGGACTCGGCCACCGCCGTATGATCCAGGAACCCGGTCGGCTTGTCGGCACCGTCGCCGCTGACGAACGCCGCGGCCTCGGCGCGGGCGAACTTGTCTGCGATGCGCGTCGCCAGCCAGCCTTCGACATCAAAGGCGCTGTCGTCCAGCAGGCGCTGGCTGGCCTTGGGCAGCGCATTCAGCTCGTACAGCGGGATCGAAATCCGGTCGATGCTGGGCGTCGTGGTCTCTGTCGCCGCGCCGACCTCGGTCGCCCAACCGGCGCCCGCCTCGGTATGATCGATCAACACATCAAAGGACGACGCCTCGACCTGCACAACATTGGCAATCGCCCGGATCGACGCGGTCGACGACAGCACCGTCGCGATCGAAGCCGAGGTTTCGGGATCCACCAGATAGCCACCATCGGAATTGACGACAGTGGACAGCGATTTGCCTTCCAGCATCAGCCCGCGCAGGGCATCGTCATCACCGGACCGCAGGTAGGCGTTGAACGCCTTCTTGTGCGGGGCCTCAAGGTCGGTGGCGGTGGACAGCGCCGGTCGCGCAGCGCTCAGGGATTTGCGGTCAAGCATGGTCAGTCGCTCTTTCTGTTGCTCCAGTGTCGCCTCAAGGTCGCCCTTCAGGCCTTTGATATCCCTGACGAGTCCCGCAACCGCGGCCCCCACCTGGGTGACCGGGGACAAACCTTCCCCGGTCCGAGAAGTGATCTCGGTCATCTCTGTCTCGCTCTTCTTGGTTTCGCTTCGCAGGCCGCGCGTCAGCCGCCCGCCAGGTCCCGTCGCGCCGCCTCAAGGCCACGCGCCAGTTCGCGCAGGTCTGCATCCGCCGGGCCTTCGCCCTTGGCCACCACCCGCGCACTGGGCAACATCGGAAAGGTCACCAGCGACACTTCCCAAAGCTCCAGTTCCGTCAGGACCCGCTGGCCCTGGTCGTTCTTTGCCGCCCGCCGGGTGCGATAGCCGATCGACAGTCCGTCGATTGCCCCGGCCGCGATCAGCGCCGCGGCCTCGCGCGCCTTGTCAACGCCCTCCAGCAGCCGCCCCTTGACGTAAAGACCGCGCGTATCCTCGCGCACCTCGTCCCACACCCCGATGGGCTGCGCCGGATCGTGTTGCCACAGCATCTTGACCCCGCGCCCTTCGTCCGCCAGCCGTTTCAGCGACATCGCATAGGCCCCGGACGCGACCACGTCGCCCCCCTGGTCCGCGGCGCCGAACAGGCTGGCATAGCCCGCGATCCCGGTGCCATCCGTCACCGTCACATCAGCCCCGATGCGGCAAAACTTGTGCTCCAGTTCCATTTCGTCCCTTTCCAAATCCACTGCGCGCGTCATGGCGCCGCTCCCAACAAACCCTGCACCCCCTGTGCCAGGATCACGCCCACAACGCCGTAAACCGTCAGCCACAGTCGCCGCTCCATCCGCTCCAGCAGCAATTCATAGCGTTCCAACCGGTCGTTCAGCGCCTGCATCTGCATGGCCGACAACCGCTCATGCGCCTCCAGCTTCAGCCCCGGCGCACAGGCAAAGGGGCGCGTGTCACGCATCCGCGTCCTCCGCCACCAGTGGCGGCAACCCCAGCATCGCGCGTTTTTCTGCATCGCTCAGGAACGCCGCGTCGCTGACCCGCGCCCATTGCGCATCGCGTTCCGCCGCCAACGCCGGCACCTGATCCAGATCCGGTTTCACCACCACCGCCTCCCCGCTGAACCGCTGCAACCACGCGCTGACCTGCGCTGTCACCCGCGTCGCCAGCGGCAATACAGTCAAGCGATAAAACGCCCGGTGGGCTTCCTGGTAATTGGCAAATGTCGCCTCGCCGGGAATCCCCAGCAGCATCGGCGGCACCCCAAAGGCCACCGCGATTTCCCGCGCTGCCGCCTCCTTGGTCTTTTGAAATTCCATATCCGAAGGCGAAAACCCCATCGGTTTCCAATCCAGGCCGCCTTCCAGCAGCATCGGCCGTCCGGCATTGCGCGCGCCCTGGTGATGGCTCTCCATCTCACTTTGCAAACGCGCGTATTGCTCCGGGCTCATCCCGCCCTGGCCATCGCCACCATGATAAACAAAGGCCCCCGACGGCCGTGCTGCATTGTCCAGCAGCGCCTTCGACCAGCGGCTTGCCGCATTGTGCACGTCTACAGCCATTGCCGCCGCCTGCAACGGGCTCAACCCATAGTGGTCGTCCTGCGGATGGAACGACCGGATATGGCAGACAGGCGGCGCATCTGCGCTCACGTCGAACCGCAGCTTGCGCCCGGCAACCGTATAGTCATAGGCTACAGGCCAGCCATCCGCCCCAGGCACCAGCCGCATCCGGTCCGAGCGCAGCACATGCAGTTCCAGCGGCAGCCCATCGGCGCCCGGCACCGCCTCGACATAGCCATCCCCCGACAGCAGCAACTGGCCATAAAGCGCCTCAAACAGCTCCGCCCTGCCCTGCGCCGGGTTTGGTGCACCGATCAGCGCCATCACCGGGTGCTGCTCATAGCGCATCCCGGCATCCTGGCAGACCAACGGCAACGCCGCCGCCGCCTCGGCGATCAGCTTGACGGCCCGAAACCCCACCGGGTTTCCGGCAAACCCTGCCTTGGTCAGCGTCACCGTATCGCGTGGGCTCCAGGCCACCCGCCCCAACCCGGCATAGGCCACCAACGGCCCTGTGGCGCTCGCCTTGCGCTCCGGGACAGGTCCCGCATCCGCGCGTTTCAGAAAATCAAACATGGCCCGGTCTCTCCTTGTCGCCCGATCCGTTGTGACCACCCTGAGCCAAATTCCTGAAGACCCCCTGACCATACCGCGCGCCCCTGTCCAGCCCCGCGCAACACCCCCAACCCGCAGCTCCCCCGCACGTCCCATGTCTTTGGTTTTCCAAATACCTCGGGGGTTTGGGGGCAGAGCCCCCAAGCGCTCCG